AGAAAGCCTTTCGATCAAGATTTATTACCTAGAAACCACCCATTAAGTAGCAAAAAAGGTTACAAAGGGCCTTATGATGATTTAGATTTTACAATTCCACAAGGTGCAAAAGATGAGGCAAGAAAGGCCTTAGAGTGGGTTTCTGAATTTAACAGAGGTGGTACATCTGTTGGTAGAGGAACTGCTAGATATTTAATTAATAATTCAAAGGCAAGTCCAGAGAAAGTAAGACAAATTGCAAAATATTTTCCAAGACATGAGATTGATAAAAGAGCTGAGGGTTATAGACCAGGCGAAGATGGTTACCCAAGTAATGGTCGTATTGCATGGGCTTTATGGGGTGGTAATGCAGGTCAATCATGGTCTAATAAATTGGTTAGAGGCATGAACGCAAGAGATGATAAGGCAAATAGTGCCTATGAGTTAATTATTAGAAAGTCAAGATTAAAGCAAATAGACAAAGAAGAAAGAATAAAAAGATTTCAAGACCCTGAAATAAAAGATATTATATGGAAAAATTATGACACCTTACTAAATAATTGGGATATTACATTAGGTGTAGAATATTTTAAATTACTTAAAGATCAAGACAGATACATTGGTGAGTTTATTAAAACAAATAGTCTTTTGGTTACAGGTAATCTGGTAATACTTAATAATCTTATAGACAACCAAACAAAAAGGTGGGCGGCAGATTTGTACGATTTGTACATATCAATGACAACAGACTTTGGTTTTAACCAGATAGAAATATTATTGCCTGAACAGTTTAAATTTACTGATTCAGAACTAGAACAAATAGAAAGACAAAGAAGAAGAAAACCTAGAAGAGAGGTTGTTGCAGAAGGCTTTTACCCATTAAGAGGTAGAAGAGGTGTGCAAGTACCTATTCAAGAATTTAGAAGAAACAGGCAAGCAATAGATTTTGTGGATAATAGATTAAACCAAGTACTACCTGGATTGGCAGAAACAACAAAGACAAGATTGAATAGAGATTTAAGAAGATCATTAACTGAGGGTACTAATTTAGGATTAAGAGGTAAAGATTTAGAAGATTATATTGCAAATGGTATTTCAGATTCTTTAGGTAAAAAAAGATTAGGTAGAGCCAGTACAATTGCAAGAACAGAGGGTTTGGCTTTATCACAATTTGGTCAAGATTTGGCAGTAAGTCAAACAGGTCTTACCTTAGAAAAAGAGTGGGTTGCACAAAGAGATGGTGTTGTTAGAGATTCACATAGGTTGGCTGACGGACAAAGAGTTCAAAAAAATGGATTTTTTAATGTAGGTGGCTATAATATGAAGTATCCAGCAGATAGTTCTGGTGGTGCGCCCGGCAAAGAAATAATAAATTGCAGGTGCAGTTTAATCTATCACGAGGTGTTATGAGTAAAAGT